CTGTCAATAGGGCGTAAGAGCCATTTGTCGTGTCAGTACATCGAATGCCGGGATCAGGCATCTCAATTTGATATTCACCAACACCTGCCATTGTATTGATTGTAGCTACAGTGGTGCCGCTGGCTCCTCCATCTTTAATATCGATAATGCCAACTCCTGCACCATGAACATAATAAACGGATTTAATTCTAGACGATCCGCCTATAATAGTTCCTGAAGCACTTAGATGCTTCGATTTAATAGTTGTAAATCCCATAATTCTCTTATTCTATCTTAGTTGCGCAGGGGCGTCTACACGCCCCTACACGGTATATTAATTACACACCAGGTGATGCGAAAATTCCTCTAGGGTCAGACCAGCCGAAGCTGTATCTTTCTCTAGCTTTGAATCTCACGTTACCCGTGTCGAAATCTCCCTCGATTGCTGTCTTAATTGGAGCTCTAAGGAAATGTTTCAATCCATTAGGTGCATCCGTAATTAAGAAGAAAGCATCAGTATCTGCTAGGTAGTGATTCACAAAGAAACCTTGTGGAACCATACCCATATTTAATACTGCGTTGATGTCATTCTTAGCATAACCAGCACTAGTTGCAGTTGTAGATAAAGGTGATTTTAAAATTCTCTCAGCTGTAAATTGTAATTCTTTTGGAATTATCATTCTTACACCTTGAAGAGCGATTTTTAATCCTCTTTCGTCCACGAACCCTGCAATGTCTATTAATGCTTGTTCAAGTGAAGTTTCCGCCAAATCTGCTGCAGTTGATAATTGGTTTCTGAATGTACCGCCAGTAGCTAACGGGTGAGAAACGTTACATAAAGAAACGCCGTCTCCTCCAGTTGGTCCACCAGTAAATGCATTGTTCAGAACATATGCCGCTTTAACTTGTTTAGTATGCGCCATAGATCTTGCTAATGCTCTAGTATATCTTGCTGCCAATCTGTCGTACAGATTATCTTCGATCGCCTCTTCAGTGATAGCAAAAGCGAGAGCAATTGTCTCGTTAGTGTATCTAGCTGTGTAGACTTCTTTAGCGTCATCGTAGTTTACCATCGCACCTTCAGTTTTTACTGCTGCTGCACCAAATCCTGAAAGCATGACTTCTTCCTCAAACGCTCTGTCCGAAGTTTCTGTAGCAAATATCATTGCTGCTTCATTGTCGTATCTGTTGTATTCCAGGCCAAATAAAGCATTCAAACCTGGCTCTAGTTCTTTAACTAGCTGTGATCGTGATATTGCCATAAGTTATTCTCCTTTATTATAGACCTGTGCCACTTCTGTAGAAGTGGTTGTTGATTCTAACAAGGACATTTACGTTCGCTGATCCTGCATCGGAATTGTCAACGTTTTGTGAAATATCAATCGCTTGTATCACAAATGTTGAAGCTGTTCCGGAAACAGAATAGTCAAGCTGAACTTTAGATGTACCTGTGTTAGTGTTACCCGTTACATTCGTTACTGAGAAATTTTTAAAAATATCTGCAGCTGCAAATGCTCCGTCTGAATCAATAGTAGAAACTAAATCCGGGTCATCAAGAACAGTAGCAATAATATCGCTCGCTGTAATTGAACCTGGATAATAATTTTTCCATGTTGGTTTAGCGGTAGTAGGGTCGGTATAGAATACACCATTAAATACTCCAACTACAGCATTCGTAGTGTTTGCGGTATGTCGTGTAATTCCGCCTGCAGCTACTGGGGTTACCAGGTCGCCTTGGAAAATTGCAGTTGCATATCCACTCGCAATACGATATCTGTTTTGGGCATTTATAAATGGTGATCCGTCAAGTTTTCGAACTGGTCGTAGTCCGAATTTTTCTGACACGTTCGCCATAGTCTATCCTCCTTGGTTAAACAAATATCGATGTTGGACTTTTACCAAAAAATTAATTAGGTTTTCGTCCGCCACCAAAAGTTACCCGTGACTGTCTATCAATATTGATAGGCATTCCCGGTCGTTGTTCCTTCATAAGATCATTATCCACCGCAGTTATTTGATCAGCTGAAATTCTTCTAAAATATTCAACGCGCGATCTTGCGATCTCTTCAGGTATCCTTCCCAACACAAGGCCTCCAACCCCGACTAAACCAGCGTATTTTCCTTCAAGGATGTTAGGATATTCATTTTTACCAATTTCACTCATCAGTGTATCAGCTCTAACAAATTCCCATCCTTCTCTTAGTTTTTTTGATACATTTCCTGTATCTTGAAAACCCATGCTCTCAACTCTTATCCATCGCTGGATAAAGCCTTTAGGCGCTGGTGGCGCATCGAGACTAGATGGTGGCGTCCAAGGTTGACTACGTTTATCTTTCGATCTTTCCTCTGACGCGCGTGAGGTCTTCAACTTATCGTTTGATGACTCTTTGGTCATGCTTCCTCCTTCACGTATTTAGCGTATTCTTCTAGTGGCACCCCTAATTTTTTAGCAATAGCCACCTGTGATTTGGTGAGTCTCACAGTTCTGCGTCCTTGTTGTTTTCTACCAGCTGAAGCCACCGTTTGGACGGGTTTTCGTGGCTCTGCCTTTTCTTCGGTAGAATCCGTATCAAATCGATCAGGAAAATAACTTTTCATCTGACGATTTATCTCAGTATAATACTCTTCACTGTCTACATCAATACCACGACTTGCAATGTCATCATGGATACTCCATGCTGCATTAGTCATGACTTTATCTTTACCAAACCATTCATTTTTACCAGCCCAATTTCTCGCTTTTTCACTGGGTTGGGGTAATTGATCAGGAATCTGATCTTTACCGGTTTGTCTTAATTTTTTATCCTCTTCTTCTTGCTTGGCTCGTTGTTCTTGTTCAGCGATTTTAAATCTCGCTTTTTCTTTTTCAACAGCTAATTGTGTCAACTCATCATTCGCTTCCATAATTTTGTCAGCGTCTTGAGATGTTATAGCCTCTTTTAATTTCCCTTTAACTTGTGCTCGCTGAGAATCCACTCTTGCATCAAATTCTTTGAGATACTGTTGATCCGCAGTTTTGTATTGATCTAGTGAATGATCGTATTTTTTTTGTAAACCTTTCGCAAAGTCTAGAGCTGCGTGTTCTCTTCTTTCAGCTTCTCTATAACGATGAGTAAGTTTATCAATTCTTTTTTGAACATTCCCGGAGATCTTTGATAAATCATCGACCGGTTTTTTTTCTTGTTTTTGTTCTTCAACGGGTTCAGGTTCCGTTTCATCTACAACCACTTTAGCCTTTTCTTCTTTTTTCTCTACGTGGTCGGTATAACCTAAATCCACTTCTCCTTTGTTTAGATCGATGCTTCCTTGTTCATCTTTCTTAACTTCTTCTTGTTTGACTTGGACTGTTTGTTCTTTTTCTTTAACATCGTCCGTATCAAGATCAACTTCTTTAGTTTGTTGTGCTTCTTCTGCCATGGATTATCCTCCTAATATAAATGAAGAATATCTTCGGGCTTTTTAATGGTAGCTATAACTTCATCATCGTTTAAAATACGGTGTTCGCCGTATTTAGTTTTAAATCGAGATCCAGCATAGCGTCCATAAATAATAAACTGACCTTCCTTACACCACGCCCCACTTGGAAACTTGTCTTTGTCTTTATAACAAAGATCTCCCATCATAATAACTAATCCTACTACGGTAGTCATTTCGATCATTTCCTGAGTCGTGTCGGATAAAAGAATTCCACCTTTGGTTTTCTTTTCTCCAGACCAAGGTCTAACTAACATACGATAACCTACAGGCTTTGGAAGGACTTCAATATATTTTTTAACTCCTTCGGGCTTTGTAGGAACAGGTTGTCTAGCATTGGGGGAAGAATTAGGAATTTCTAATCCTTTAGGTTGTATCAGCGTCGCCATCAATATTCTCCTTTTGCAGGTTCTTAAAGTCCTGAAGCAATGCTTCGTAAGCATTGAGTCGACCCCTAGAATACTGCAATTTCTCTAGTGTGTCTACACCCTGACAAATATGATCTCTAACAGCGTTAATTTCTTTGTTGATATGAACCTTTAATGTTTCAACAGTAAAAGGATCTAAATTTAAATCAGCCATGGAAAGTTCCCCTTCGGATATTTTTTATCCATATATTCTTTACCTTTTAAATACCATTGTTTTGCATGCTCTAATTGTTCTTTTGTACCCCGTCCTAATCTAAAATTCAAGGTATATTGCTTGGTACACTTAAAATTAGGATATTTACTGGATAGATTATCAAATAAGACTTTATCGGTTCTTTGTTTTAATAAACGGCTTAGATGCCATAATGGAGCTATCCATAGAAGTTTATCTTTGGGACAAATAAAAGATTGTCCATCTACAAAGTAATAATGCTGGCCACTTGTTTTCTTGATTTCATCACTATTCCATACAGGATGTAAACCAATAGATTCAAACGTATCTTTACAAATTAGTTTTTTTTCAGGATCCCAAATTCGTCTTAAACTAAAGACCCAATCAGCCTTTGTTTCTTCAAATGTCTTTAAGACCACTTCACAATGATTAGGTTCTAACCAGTCTCCGGTTCCTAAGACTTGAAAATAATCATAATTAATTAAATGAATAAAACCTGAAATTAAAGGTTCAGGGCGTCCTTTGGTTACTCGTTCTTGAAGATGATAATGGAGGGTATTTTTAGGTTTATAATACTCTAATACTTTTTTAACAATTATGTTAGCTTGTGGCGTATCTGTGACAAGAGTATGTTTAAAATTAGGCACCGTCTGATTTTGAACACTTTTAATCGTTTCCACTAGGAGTTCTTCTCCTAAGGTAGGTGTAAAAAAATTAATAATAGCTTCAGACATGGATTGGTGTAGTAGAGTTCATACTATCCACCGTTTTAACATTTTTATGATTTTTTGCAATAGCTTTTAACACATCAAAAGTAATAGCAGCACTTTTTTCGTAGCGTCTACTTTCACAAATAATTATTTTTTTAAAAGACAGGGGGTGAATTTTGTCTAGTGTTAGCTCCCGTGTAAAAGCTTTAACCCCATTCATTTTATTTTCAATATCCAGAAAGTAATAATCTGAATCAATATTGGCAATCCAATGATATTCAGAAATAATTTTTTGATAAATTAAAGCATAGACCCAATTTGCTGGACCATAGACTCCCTGTTTT